ACCAACACGCTTTTACTGTTCTTGATTCTGGCTCTATATCCAAAATCATATCATTGTAGCTTTTGTTTTCAATCTTACTCATATAACAAAGTTATTAATTTTTTTTAATCTGCTAACAAATCTCTTATTAAATTAGAAATTTGCATCAAAGCCACGTTATTTATTAGATTCCATACTAACCCCATATCGCCTCTTGGCGGATTATCCTGTAACCTTTTTGGCTTACCATCTTCGCCTCTTACTGCTTCATAGCCTAACGTACAACGGCAATTGATAACATCCCCAGCACTTCCACTTGGGTCGCAAGGATGTAACATTTGCTCAAAACCGCCGTACTTAGTCTTAACATTAAATTTTTCATCGTATGCTACTTTTATACCATCCATATTAAAATGGTCAAACGCATCTGGTGGAACTCTCCTTGTTCTTGCATCTCTTGATGCTATCCACTCTTTCATAGTTACAAGACCAGTTGCACTTACACCAATCATAGAACCATAATTTGCAGCTTTACCTGTTTCCGTTCTTGCTATCATCTCTGCTCTATAATCGGTTATACCAGCCGTTCTTAATAGCTTAATTGTTTCTGGTATTGTTAAACCTTCTTCAACTGACTTTATCAAGTATTGTTGAATCTGATTTTTAGTTGTTTGAGTTATTTCTTTAGCTACTTTATCTAATCCTTTTTGTTCTAAATAAGCTAACATAAGGTAAGTAAACAAATCAGTTTTATTATTCTTAAACTCCTCTGGTCCGTAATTACCTTTAACCGACTTAGAAACATTCTTCTCGGCAATTTGTGCCATCTTAACGCCCATTGCAATATGAACGTTTTGGATGGTCTTTTTTATCTTCTTATCGCTAATAGCGTTTAAATCTTGGGTATCGCAATAAGTATCCACTTGCCTTTGTAGTTCTTTCTTGAACTTAGGCGAATAGGTTTTTATTGCGTTTAAATATAGTTTTCTATAATCTTGCCAAATCATTTGTTAGGATTGTATGCCCAATTCTTTAAGGAAATATCCCTCTTAGATGGACACTCTTTGTTTACAGGTTTACCTTGCTCCATATTTTTCATTCTACTAACAAAGCTAATCGTTCTATTTGCCGACTTAACTTCATTTGCACCCCAATCCGCTTTTTTCTTGCTCAATAGATTTAAGTTCCTATTTACTGGACTTCTATCTAATGATGCTAAACGTGAGCATTTAGTTTCACTCCAAGCCTTTAACTCCGAGTAAGACATATTAACAGTATCGTGATACTTTCCGTAAACTTCATCAATAACTTCTTGAAGGTCGGCTTTAAGGTCAACCTTTAAATCAAATAACTTATCAATAATCTCTTGGCTATTCATTTGGTAGCGTTAAGGGTTGAAACTCATCTGGACTTTGTAAACTTGATGGAATGTATAGTTTTTCCATTTCAGCTTGGTCAACGTAATCTGGAATCTCTAATCCCATAATATCCATCTTTTGCTTTGGTGCAATCCACCAAGCCTTATCTAACCATTCAACTTGCTCTGCTTTGTTAGCTTCTAATTCACCATAAACAGTTGGGTCAAAATCAACATAAATATCCGTTCCACGATATCCCCAATCCGAATGTAGTTTACGATTCAAGTTATCTCTAATACCAACCAACAAAGGAATCGCACAACGAACTGTCAATGCTTTTTCTCCTTCTCTTTGGTTGTTATAAGTCTTGTTATCAGCATCGTTTAACAATTGAGATGGTACTCCATAAATATTACAAAGTGCTTTCATATCCCATTTCTCACTTTCAATAATATCTAATTCAACAGGACTTAATCCGATTTGTTTCCAATCAACTTTATAGCCACTAACCGCAATTGAATTAAAGTTAGCAGAGCCACCTTTTTCGCTTACTGCTCTCTTAAGTGCTTGTGCTTGTTGTGTTCCGCTAATAGGGTCAAAGCGTTCATCATTCATAAATAAAACTCCAGCTGGACCACCATTCTGGAAAGAAGCAACCGCTGCAGTCTTGGCTTCGTTGGAACGAGTCAAGTTTCTCGCAGCAGCCATCAAAGGTGATTGACCATATAGTTGATTGCCTGTTGTATTCCATTGTAAGTTTATGTATTTATCTTGTAGTACTTCTTGTTTAGTAAAGTTCCAAAGTGGACCATAGTTCAATTGGTAACCGCTAATAGTTGGAGGAAAGTTTTGAATGTCCGCTAACACGTACATATATTGAGAAGGAAGCACGTACATTTCAAACGGCTTACCATCATTGTTACCACCTTCAATCATCTTTGCGTAAACAAATGAGTTACCTGTAACTAATTTAAAAGTACACCAAGCCTCAACGAAATCACCAAATGTATCTTCCTCATTAGGGTATTTTAATAACTCGTTTAATCGTGCATCTTTTGTGTATATTTCAAATGCTTTCTTATGTAGCTTTTCAACATCCTTCCAGTTCTCAATCTTATCTGGTTGGCTCATTAACGCTTTGTATTTCTTTGCAGAAGTTTCATCTACCACTCTATAAACGTGGAATGGAGCAAGTTTTGCTTTATCCGCAATTAATTTAACGATTGAATAAACTATATCGTTTGCTGAATAACCATCATTTACGAAACTAATGTTATCGCCACCTTGCCAAGTTATTATCCCTTGTTGTATCGCAACTTGTCCGTTAAAAGGAATTTGTGGTAGTACAGTAGATAGTTTTTGTCTTTTACCAAAAAAGTCAAGTAATCCCATTATATATGAATTTTAACAAAGTTAGACAATTTATACTAAAATACCGACACCTCAAATTTAGGCTTGGTTAAATGTGTAAACACGGCATACCTACAAGCATCCATCAAATCATCATTTGCCTTTACAGGTTCCTCAATTACATTATCGTTTTTATCCTTTTTCCATTTGTAAGACATAAACTCCCTTCTTAGGTTTTTGCTATTGTAGTGCAAGTTTATTGGATAAGATTTCATTTTAACTATTCCTGCCCATACGTCCTTTTGTGCTGGTTTAATATTAAAGCCTTGTCTATAAAGTTCCTCAATAGACTTAGGCTCGGCTGCATCCGCATAGATTGTAGCTCGTTCTGGTAGTTTCTCTTTAATCAATCTTGATAGATCACTAAGAGTCAGTCCGCTTTGATAAACTATTTCCTCAAAGTAGTTTTGTCCTTCATAGTGCGTAACCTTTATAAGTGCAGCTGGGTGAACGTAACCAAAGTCTAATCCATAGAATACATCACCATCTGGTGCTTGGTCATATTGTTTCCATTGAGTGTATATAATTTCTTTTGCAGAGCCTCGTTCCCCTAATCCGTAAACTTTCCACATAAAGTCATCTGGTAAATCCTTGTATTGCTCAATGTTTCTTATTTGGCTTTCACTAAGGTTTGAGATATTGTTTAGGTAGGTAGAATGTATGCGCTTGTTATTAGGATTATCGGCTACTTCATATACCCAAGAAATAAAGTCTGCTGGATTCCAGTCTAAGAATGATTGTCCAGTAGTACGAATCAAAAGCTGGTCAAACAAAGCCTTGCTAATAAGGTTTGCCTCGTTTACGAATAGTATATCCCTTGCTGGTCCTTTTGCTTTATCTGGGTCTTCTAATCCAAATAACTCAATGTATGAGCCGTTCTTAAATGTATAAATGAAATCCGTATATCTAAAATCCTTTTCATCCCATATATTCCATTGCTCAAGTATGTTTTTAAAGTCCCTATAAACACCACGCTTGATATGTGGTAGGGAATGAGAAACACACGAAATTCTTGTGTTAGGCTTGGTTAAAGCTATGTGGATTAGCAACTGTACTACTGAATAACTTTTGCTTGATCTTGACCCACCTTCATTGCATATTATCGGATATCCTTCCTCGTAAGCCTTTTTATTGGCATAGAATACTGGAGTAGCCTTAATCTTTAATTGGTTGACAATCTGCATCTGGTTCTATTGTGATTTGCACATTACCCTTTATGTCAGCGGTTATGTCGGTTGTTTGTTTAGGCTTACCTTCTAATCTATCAACTACTGCTTCATAGGCCTTTTGATCTCCTTTCAATGCTTTGCTAATCATTTGCATATCCATCAATTCAAGTACAGTAAAATCTTCATCTTCACCTGTAATTGGATTCCTTCTTTTTTGTACTAATTCAAGCAACCTAAGTAAACGAGTCTTTGAGTTTTGAACTCCTTTAGGTCTACCATTTGGGTTACCAGATTGACCTTTTTCAAAGTGTTTTAAGTTATCTATTCCTGCCATTGTATTTCCATTGTTTTACAAAGATATGCCACAATTAGGGCAAACCTTACCTTTTTTGGTATTGTCTATTGATTTTGGTTCATCATTACTTGGAACAAGAAAGTCAACATTAACTCCCCAATCGCTTAAATCTTCTAATTGCCAATCATTGTTTGCTAACATATCCATATCCCACATTCCATAGTGAGTGTTATCAATTACGAGTAACTTTTGCTTTTCTCTTTCGGTTAAGTTAGGCATTTTGATTACAGGTATATCTTGGATGCCTAATTCTAAACAAGCACGATACCTTTGATTGCCTCCTAAGATTACGTTATTTTCATCTATGATTAAAGGCTTTGCTTCAAGTAACTTTTGATCTTCTTGAATAGACTTAACCAACTTTGCAAAGTCATTAGCATCAATCTTTCTTGGATTGTTAGGATTAGGTTTGATTTCATTGATATTCATTATCGGTTTTTTGTTGGTGTTCGTATTGAAATAATGCTATCTACTTTTTTCTCTAAATTGTCATATCCGACCCATTTGCCACACTTAGTACATTCAAATTGGGTTTCTTTTATCTTACCAAACCAAAGATATCCTTCGGTAACTGTACCGCATTTACAGGTATATAGCTTCTTTCCGTAAGTATCTTTCATTATCTGCCTTGTTTATTGTAAGGTTTAACCGCCTTGTCCTTTGGACCAGATGTCTTTTTGTACTTGCCACACTTTCTTTTGCCAAATGATTGTTTGCCCTTACTGTCTAATTTTGCCATTATAATTGTTTATTAAATCTGCCATAAAATCAAATCTTTGTTCTTGTGTTTCGCCAAATACATAGTGCGTAGTTCCATCAATGTCAAAAACATAGCAAGGATAACCTGCTATTTCTTGCTCTTTGCACGTTTCAAATATGTTTGATTCTAAGGTCATTTATATTTCTCTATTATTTCTTCTAATTCGTTTCTTTGCCATTTTTTAACCCTATTATTAACCGCCTCAAACTCCAACTCCTTAACCGCCTTTTCACCAATCCTTTCTACTAAGCCGATTCGGTACATTGCTTGGTTGCCGTGCTTATAGCAGTTACAAGACGGGCATTGAAGCCAAATATTCCATTCGTTAAACCTTAAAGCTGAATACCCCTTAACAGGGAAGTAGTGTCCAGCTTGATTACCATTGTAGCTTCCGCAACTAATACAAGGCAATCCTTCATCTCTTTTCCTTATATACGCATTAACTACCTTTTGTGTCTTTTCTAACAACTTTGGTAAAGGTATCAATGGCATAAAGCAAAATTAGGGTTTAACTTGTACAAGAACAAGAATATGCAGAATTTAGTTCGTTTAGGTCTTGACCTTTGAATAGATCATTTTGTGCCAACATTAAAAGATGCTTGTAAGTTGTATCCTGAAAGTAAGTATGCCCATTACCAAACTCCTTGCTCATTTCCTCATCCTCAATCCATTCTTTTGCTAACTCTGGATAGCTTCTCATAATATTTACTATTGCATTTTTGCCTTTAAGAAAGCATAAAGTACAATTTCCTAAAATAGCTGGTATTTCTAAAGTGTATGGTTTTTTACTCCAATAATCATTTACTTGTTGCTTGTCTATACCTTGTTCGTACAAAGGAAACTTTGGGTGTATGTAAGCCTGTCTTTTCTCATAACCTTTAACTCTACGTTCCTCATCTGATCTAAAACCTACAAGCCATTCGTAGTTTTGTTTGCCGTGATTTGCCCTTAACCAGCGTTTGGCAGTCTTTATCTTTAGTTCAATTGTACATTCTCTTTTAACTCTATTTGGAATTAATTTCCATTTCTTTTTTTCAAGCATACCCCTAAAACCACCTTCAAACATTACCCTAATAATTGGGATGCCTTCGTGTGCCTCAAAGTCATTAATGAACTTATAAGTCTTTGGATGTTCCCTTCCTGTGTCAGCAAATATGACCAAATCGCCTTCACGATAGTTTAAAATAGTCATCAACGCACTTGTTTTGCCACCGCTAAAGTTTATTACTCTTTTCATTTTTTTAGTCGCACAACACATAATCGGTTGTTATGCTTGTATCGTTTCTTGTTTATTGGGTTCATATAAGTCATAATGGTTTTATAGTCAGTACCTAAAAACCTAATCGCCTTTGCTATTGATCTAAACCATATTTCCTCTTTTGTATCTAAATAAATTAATCTTACCTCAATGTTGTTGTCTATTCCTGTCATCTCAATAATCGTTTTATTTCAAAGTATAAATGTGCAGTTAAATAAATGCAAGAAGCTAAAGGAACTGATATCAGCATAAACTTTAGCAATTCGTAAATAAATGTTAATTGTTTCATAATTGGTTTTGTAAAAATAGGTACAAAGTGTAACGTTTGCACTCGTTTTTGATAAATATTTCGTTATTTAATTTCTCTAAATCCTTTGGTGTTTTAGCCGTTACCTTGTAATGTGCTATTATCTTTTTCTTTATTTGATCTGCTTTCTCTTGACTTAGATTATTCTTGTTCAGTTCCTTTCGTTTCCATAGTACATCAAAAGCCATTGTATTTAGCAACTCCCAGCCTCTTTTAGCTGACTTCTCCCAGTTTTCGTACAATGCCTCAATAATTTCATTATCGTTGATTTTTGGTATCTCTACTGGTTGCGGTTCTACATAGGTCTTTTGTCTTACTTGTAAAGCTATTGGCTTATAAGCTGCCATCACATCCCCAAAGAATTTAGGTGTAAACATAATTGCTTTGTCAACTGAAAGTTTCCCCATTGCGTAAAGTTCAAAAGCCACTCCTAATTCCTTTAGTTTAAAGTTTCCGTAATTCTTAATTACAAATTCGCATAAAAATTGAAACAACTCTATTGTAGGTGTTTGACATCCGCTTAAAGCAATACAGGTTTTTAAATGCTCTTTTACCTCAATAGGTGAGCATCTACTAACACTCATTGTATCTAAAGCAACCACAACCTTTAATTCATCTGGTTCAAGTTTAGTGTAAATTTCTAAGGGCATCCCATTCTCTCTCACTAAAACTTGGTTTGTGATTGTTGCTAATTCCTGTTGCATTTGTTTCGTTTTTAAGTGCAAAAAAACCTTTCCAGCCTTTTGCTAATGATTGTTCAATTATTTGTAGTGCAATTTGTTCATCTCCATTTGATAGTTTTACCAAGTCTTTTAAAGCCGCTTGTTCGCTTTGTGGTGTAGCGTATGTAAACTTAAATTGTTTTCTTTTAAATTCCTTCCACATTTGCCAATAATTTAAAAATTCTTCGCTTTCAAATGGCATTATTACCATTACCTTAACCTTATCTTTAACCATTACCTTATCCATAACCATATCCTTGTCCCCTTGCAAGGGGCTTGTATGGGGCTTATAGTTATCAATTTGTTCTTTATACCTTTCTAAATTTTTGATTATTCCAGTATGCGCTTTGTTGTTTTCACTTAAACCGCTTGGATATTGAAACTCAATAAAACTTGGAATAAACCATTTAGTATTATTTTCTAATGGTATTATCTTATCCCCAAAATATTCTAATGCTTTTTGTTCATCTAACTTTTCGCCAATCCTTATTTGAGCAACTTCTATATCAACTTGCCATATACCAGAATGGTCGCAGTCATCACAAACATATAACCAAAGCAGCTTATAAGGGGCTTTTAAAGACCTAATAAAAGGCTTTTTCCATTTTTCTGTATCAGTAAATCTTTTAGCCATTGTGTTGAGTATTATATTTTGGTCTAATATTTTTAATTAATTCAATTTCATAATTTATATAATCTTCAGTTTCTTTAAAATAGAAAAATATATGATTGTAAATTTTTAATAAATGCCTTTTTACTTCGTGTCTTTCCCTTCTTTGATTTAAATTAATAGAACTTCCAACATATAATATGTTTGGATTAATTTCTAATCTTTCATAATCAATTAGATTTTCAAAATAGACCAACAAATAAACTCCAGCTTTTTTGGGAACAGATGAATAATTAGTACCATAAGTATTAGGAGTTTTCCAATCAATCTCTTTAATACTTAAATTTTCATTTTTAAATAAATAAACTTCCATAAAATAAAATAGCCCGCAGATTTGCTGGTAGTACGAGTACCAACGCCTCCTTGGGCAAAAAGTTTTAGATTAGAATCTCGTACATTCTATTGCAAAAATACATTAATTAACCGAATACTGTGCTATTTGTTTGTTGTTTTTTAGCTTAACAATAGTAGTTTTTATGTTCATACCATCATTCCTAAGATCACTTATTCGTGCTGCTAATCTAAAGCATCCGAACTTGTTTAAAGCATCAATTGGTGTTAACTTTCTACCTTTATTTAGATAGTTAGCGATTTGTGTTGTTTGGCTCATAGTTGTAGGTTTTAAATTTGCGCTTAACGTTTTCGCCCAACGAGGGGATGTTTTAGAATGGTAAATCGTCTTCGCTTTCCTGTTGGTTTACGGCAAATTCCTTTTTAGCAGTTGGTGCAGTAAAAGAAACTTGCTTACCTCTGCCACAGTAGTTTTTCTTTGCTTTTTCTGCTCTGGCTTCAGCTGATTGATTATTCCAAACTGCGTGAGTTTGACCCCTTTCGTCTGGTTCTTTTAAAAAATCAAGTGCTAAAGTTGCATAATGTTTTAAGCCATTTTTAGTTTGTACTGGCTTCCATTCAATTTTCTCTTGTTCAATGTTAATTACAATCATAGATTTTGTTTTAAACGTAAATTAAAGTTGTTTTGTTTTTATAATATCCTAATAGTTGACCTCTTAATGTTGATAGTTTTATATTATTATAATATGCAGCTTCTTTAACTGATTTATAATAAATACCACTCGTAGTATTTAAAACTAATCTTGAAGTATCTATAAAATTATTAATCATTTTATTTTTTGAGTCATCTTTTATAATGTTATTCCAAGCGTGTTTCATATTTTCACTTCTTGTTGCCCATTCTAAATTTGATAAATTATTGTTAGATTTATTTCCATCAATATGATTTACATCGCATTTGTTATTTGGATTTGGCAAATATGCTAATGCTAATAATCTATGTACTTTTCTTTTATACCAGTTATTATTTTTTCGTAAATTAACTAAAATATACCCATAATTATCTTTATTAAAATGACAATATTTATTTTTTTCTACGTCAAAAACATTGCCATTAATATCAATAGTGTAATTAGGAAATTCTTGTAATACAATCATTGTTTTTAGTTTTGGTGTTTATTTAATTGTTCTTGTTCTAATGCTATTTCGTTTTGTCTATCTTGTTCTAATTCTTCCTCATCTTCTTCTTCCCAATCGCAATGTTCTAAACAATCTGGACAAATGTCAATTTCCGGCATTGTAGTGTGTGCGCCGCAGCAAGTTGAGTATGACATAGTTAATCGTTTAAATAGTTTTCAAATACTTCAAATTTATCAGCTAACATTTGATAAGGAATGTAATCCCTTTTAGGTTGCTCTAATAACTCTGGAAAGTGTTTTTGTTTATGTAGTTTAAGTTTATACTTAGCTAAATTTAATTGATGAATCATTTCACTTGCGTTTTGTGGATAGCTTGTATCAACTTTGTAATTCCAGAACTTAACTGCTTCCCTTAAATCCCATAGTCTTTGTAATGGTGTCATAAAGTTTGTTTTTTCTTGGTAAATAATTTTGTTACTTCTTTAGCTACTTCTCTTTCTACGATGTCATTGTTTAATGCATAAAGTTGGCTCAACTCGGTAGTATTAACACATAAGTCAATCGCTAACTCTAAGTCATCAACGCTTTCGTGAGCCTTAATGTAGGTTGGAGTTTCATCGGTTGATTGTGCCATTTCATCGCCTGTGTAAAGACCGCTTAAATCTTGTGGGTATGCCTTACGCAAAGCTAATGCCTCTGCAACTTTAGAAAGCATTGTATGTGGCATCTTTGCCCATAAACCCATAGGTTTACCATCGTTTGTTCTTTGGCAATACTCATCCCAGTATGCAACTCCAACGGCTGCTTCATACCTTGTATCGCCATTAAATCTAAATACTGAAACCTTACAGGAAACTAACTTACCATCTTCTTCTACAAAGATAGGTTCGCTTTGTCCTCCGTAATTTCCGCTTCTTTCAGCGATAACTCGGAAGCCATCAATGCTTGTTTGGATTGTCATTTTTTTACCCCATCCGTTTGGTGTTTTAACATTCCTGTGGATGCAATAAATCTGCCTTGATAACGCATCAAGTCCAGTTCTTTGTGCTTGATAAAGAAATAGTTTTAGTTCATCAACTGTTGCCTCTGGAGCAATCTGTGATTTTACTAACTCTACTTGGTCTTTCGTGTACGAAAGTTGTGGCTTTTTAGCCAGTTGTTGGTCATTCATATTGGTTGGTTTTAGAGTTTAAAATTAGGTACTTTAGTGTTAATAACCAAATTAAAGTAGCACATTTAAGTTGAAAATGTCCTTTTTTATGGTATCATCAAACTTATTTGATAGTTGACCCTTAATCTTAGAAATAGAATGTAAAACAGTGGTTCTATCCCTTTTGAATAATTGTGCAATTTCCTCGCCATTTAACTCGGTTTTTTGTTTAGTAAAATACATAGTCATTTGCCTTGCCAAAGTAACTTCCTCGCCTCTGTATTTTGACATCATTTGTCCGTACTTAATTTGGTAGTAATTGCATATCTTTTCAGCCATTTGAACTGCATACTCTTTTTGTTGTTCCTTGTCCATTCTTGTTGTTTTTATGTTTAATTGTTGATCTAATAGGTCTTTTAACCTGTTTATCTCTTTCTTTAGTTCTTTGTTCTTATCTCGCAAAACTTCAATTTCAAGTTCTGCCATATATGTTTTATGTACTTCTTTCATTAGAAATGTAAAAGGTTTATTGGGAGCATAAAGTCCTCTGTTAAGGTATAAAGGTCCAGAATCAAGTAATGGTAGCTTTTAAGGATTCTGCGCTGGATGTCATTCATCCTTGCAATCTTAATTAGTAAATCCTCCTCGCTTATCATTGTCCTTGTGTCATCAAGTCCTCGCCTCCATTCCGATAAATCAGCCTCAAATAGATTTTGCCTTCCCTGTGCTTGTTTTAGCAGTTCCAGTAGGATTGTTGCTCTTTTGTGCAACTTTAGTTGTTTCTCTTGATAGATTAGTTTGCTCATATTGTTTTAGGATTTTATAAACCAACTTACTTAAAGTAATGCCTTTTGTGTCGGCTTCAGTTTGTAGGTTAGTCTTGATTTGGTTCGTTACTAATGTTGTTATTAGGGTTTTCATAACTTGCTTTAATGCCTTGTGCTAATTCTAAACAGGCTTGAACTGTTTGTTTTACATAGCCTTCTGGCATATTAATTAATTGGGTTTGTAGTGTTTTAATGTAAAGTTCAATTGCAGTCATAGTTTAGTTTTTATAGGTTTTGTTATAATAGTCCATACCACCTTCAAATTCAAATGATTCATCTCTTTTGCCGTTCCATACGTTGATTTCGCCATTATCAAAAGCATTTCTTAGATCAGCTTTTTCCATTGGTAAATATTTATCTTCAATAGTTTTAGCTAATTGTTCTGGAAGGAATGTAAAGGTGTGAGCAGTTTTAATGTACTCTAATAGTAATTGCATTGGTGTTTTCATAGGTTAAATGTTTTGAAGGATTGCGGTAATTAAAAATGCCACGCATACAATAATAAATGCGTAAAGTGGTTTAATGCTTTCAGCTTTGTAGCGTTCGTTTGCTTTCTCTTGTGGAGTTTTTAGTCTGTTCATATTGGTTGTTTTTGGTTTAGGATTCAAAGATAGGGTAAAACCTTATAACTTTATCAAACAAGCCAATTATTTTAAATAAATGTGATGAACGGCAAATAATAAGGATAAATGGTAAATAAGTCAAAAAGTCAAGTAATTGACTTACTTTATTCCAATATGTGTCAAATTATACCTTTACTTTATCAATCAATAAAAGGTCATTTATCAATCAATAGGCATAAAAAACCCCGAAATAAGAATAAATCGGGGTCTAAACCTAAGTTCTCCAATATGAAAGCCAAAGATATATAAAAAACCCCACCTTTTTAGGGGTGAGGAACTATGAACGAACAACTATTTAGAACCATCTTGCAATGGTGTATCATTAGAATTATCAACCATCCGGTAACCTTGTTGCCAAAGAACCTTACATAAAGTTACACTTTTCTCAATAATCTGATCTTCATCATCCATTGGATTAAGTATGTGTAAGCACTCGTGTAACAGGATTTCAAGCTGCTTCTTGCCTTTTAGCCGTGAGTCAATATAAACTACACCATCACTTTCAGCAATGCCGTGTGCTTGTTCCCTACCTAATTTGCGATATATGATTTTAATCTTCATCTTTCATTAAAGCTAAATCTGGTCTATCTATTTCTTTAAATATAAGTTTCTCACCACCTCTTATTTTGCCTAAAGTGTTTTTAATCTCTTGCTCTAAGTTGTGCAGTTCAATTAGTTTAGCAACCAACCATTGCTCTTGTTGTAGTGATGTCAATTTTGCAAAGTTTTTAGGGTATCTCATATTAGAAAATTTTGTTTTTATAGATTCTTTTATTTTGTACCGAGTAATAACCTTCAACATCTTTTTCTAATATCGCAAACCCTTGTGAGTAATTATCAACGTGCTTACAATATTCCACGTTAGGATGCATCAAATGTCCAGTTGTCCAGCAAGTAAAAACTTCTTCATCAAATTGATTCTTAGTTGTGTAAGATTGTACTTGGTGAACGTGCGAAGCTATTGCCGACTGCTTAACTCTATCATATAAAGTCTTTGCTGGATTTACACCGCTTCCCCTTCTAAATGTAGTATCGCCGTGAATAATAGGTAACTTGCCAAATTTAACGTGGTCTATATTTTTAATTCCTATAATGTTAAAAGTATTTAGCATTAAGATTTCCTCAATGTCAAACTTACCGCTTAAACCTAATAACTCTGGTGCTTTTGTTCTCATATACCTTTCATAGCGGAATTCATGGTTACTGTCTAAGTTATAATAAATAGGAATTAAAGGAAAGGTTGCTCTTATAAATCCAAGCATCTCAATTATTGCCTCGTGTTCTTCATCAAACTTTCTAACTCTTGGGTCTTTTTGGAAATCGCTTAATTGGTAAAAGTCAACCAAATCGCCATTAATAAATAATGAATCAATCTTTTGTTCCTGTAAGTATTTAAAGCAAACCTCAATAGCTTTTGGGTCATGGAATGGCACTTGTAAATCACTTATAAATCCCATTTTTTTAATTGCTATTGGCAATGTATAAACAACCTTTTCTTCTACCCAAGTAGGCGGTTGAGCAAAGTTTGAAGCAGTACGTTTAAAATCTTCTACAAATTGTTTGTTAGTTCCTTTTACACTTTTTGTTTCACCTGTCTTACCCCTGTAATAACGTACTAAATAACGTACGTTTTCGTGATTGTCAAAGTGTGCGCTTTGCTCCTTCATAATCAAAGAAGCTAAAGTGTTAGACGGCATCCATTGAGGATATTTAGCTAAATAGTCCAATACTATTTGACCACTCATTGTGGTTTTGCTTCCGCCTTTCTTTTTTGTTGTTGTCATAGGTTTATTTTTAGGTTAGTGAGTTTAGTATCAAATCCGCCTCCTCCTCCCTTCGCTTGACCAATCCATCAAGTCCAACATTTTCCCAAAGTCTTTTAGACCTTTCTATTTGGTCAGCTATGCCCTCGTAGTCTTTTTTTGCCACAAGGTCAACTATTGCCCTCATTTCCTTTCGCCTATCGCCTTGTAACTTATTACCCCTGTTATAAATCATTGAAACCAACGCACCTCTTGTGTCCTCGTTTAAGGTGTCAAGTTCTGGATAAATAGCTTTAGTCAAAGCATAGTATTTAGGTAGCGACTTATTAACGAATACATCATAGGCAAAATTGTATGGAATCCTAACTTGTAGTATTTCGCCACGCATCATTGATTTAACCGATTCACCTTTTATCCCTACCACTTTTCTTAACGCATTAATAAAGTTCAAATTTAAGCCTTGCCAGTCGCTAAAGAATTGCTTTTCGGTTACATAACCCAAATCATAGCCCAAGCCAATTGTGCAGCCCGAATCGCCTCCAGCCCAAATAGGCTTTTGGTATCTTTTTTCGTACACGGCTCTGCCTCCTACTTCGTGCTTAATAATCATCTCAATTGCTTTGCGACTAATCATTGTTAATGTTTTTTCGTTTTTCCCAAGCCTTTAATCCAGATAATCTCATTTTCTCTTTTGTTTCATTTGACATTTTTTTGCCTAACATTGAACTTCTTAGTCTATTTTTTTCTTTTTCTGATACAATTCTATTTTTCATTCTATCGCTTACTTTTTGCCTCATAGAATCAGGCATTTTTCTGCCTTTATTGATTTTGCTAATTTTATCTTTATACTCTTTAGTTTGCATATAACTTCTATCAAACTTAGAGTAATCTTTTAATTTATTAGATTCACCAATTTTACGTTTAGCTTCTTCAGTATGCTTACCTCCAGAATTACCATCTCCACCATCCGAAATATTAGTTAAAATACCTGTTTTATCTATTTTTTTACCATACAAAGCTATAAATTCAATTTCTTTAATTTTAGCTTCATCTCTTGTTAAGTTATCTAATAATATCTCTACTTCATAATTAGTTTTTTGCACAATTCTATTCCAAAATATATTTCTAGATTGTTTAGAATATGCCCTTTGGTATTTACTATCTGTACCTATACCAATATAAAAAGGCTCATTTTTATCAAGTCTTATATGTCTATAAATATATGTACTATTACTTATCATTTTAGTAGTTTTGGTATGTTGTTTTACCATTCACTCGCACCGCCTTTAACACTTGCTTTCTTTGTTTACCTGTTGACTCATAAGAAACGTGAACCCAATCTGGATTCTTGCTATCACCAAACTCATAAATAAGCTGGTCAAAAACTAAATTATCCTTAATGTAGTCAAATACCATTCTATTAGTTACTCCGCTTGTTGATGAATCCATATCAATATCAATAGCTTCGCCTTGACAATGTTGGCTCGTTAATGAACCGCCAATGCATTTGTTTAATTCAACACTACGATAACCACTTGATATGTGGATAGGCACTCCAAAGTGCGTTCTAATTGGTTCAAATACTTTTTCTGCTAATAGCTTAAAGTTTTCAATGTGTAAAGCGATAGGCATATTGCTAATGCCGTTTCTTTTAGCTGATTCACTACGAATTACTTCGCTAAGCTCTAAATGTGCTGATAGTTTCATACGTTATAAAAAAAATAAGTTAATAATATTACCCATAAGGTAAAGCCAATTGCAAATGCTCGTTTTTCGTTATTCGGCATCTTTTTTAGTTGAAAATTTGTCAATAGTGCTTGAACCCATTGCTGCAATACATATAGCCATAACTGCATCAACAAGTTTATCGCTTGGTGCAATCTCTTGATGTGTAAACGAGTTTGCCAATAATGTAATACATAAAAATAACGCACTTAATAGAGCAATAACTCTTTTTGTGCTTATTGAACCCCTTTCATCGCTTAATAAATTTGCTATCCATTTCATTTTACTGTGTTTTAATAAGTACTAATGCCATAAACAATACTAAAGTCCATAACCTATTTATCCCTTTTTCTTTCTCAAAGGCTTCTTTGAACTCTTGGTCAATTCCTGTGGTTGGTTTAGTATTTTGGATATGATATCTGTAAATGTTGATTGTATCTTGCTTTTTACTAATTTGATTAATTGCTGAATCATAATATCTTGTTTTAATTTGTAATGAATCTATTGTCTTTTTATAACCTAAATACAAAGCGTTTATTTCTTTGCCTTGCTCAATGGTCATTATAACAACCGAATCTTGTTTAATTTTCTTTATTATTGGGTATTGCGAGTAGCTTGAAACTGACACCAGTATCATTACTAACACTATCCAAAGATGCTTTGACTTCACTTAATTCGGTTTTTAATATTTTAACTTCTTGTTTTAATTCGGTTATTGTTGCAATTGCTTTTGTAACTAACTCTGCTTCCTTTTTACTTGCCTTAGCTTGTACTTTAACTGACAAATCGTTTGTTTCCGATACCTTATTCATTAGCTTTTGGAACTCTATGTCCTCTTTTAAGTCCTCGTTTTGATTTTGAGCTGATGCCGTACACCCCATTAAAAATATAAATAATAAGTATTTCATTACTTAATAGATTGAATTTTGCCTAAACTTTCAAGTGTGCTTAGTTTAGCCGTTGCAGATGCCAAAGATGAATCGCATCTTCTTAAAGCCACTTGCATAATGTCAACCTTTTCATCTAATTTTTGCACCTTAACCGCTTGACTTGTGATCTGGTCTTTGAAGGTAGAACGTACATCAATATACAATGCAGATATTCCACATAGAACAATAAATAAAGTTGCCACAACTGGATTCTTTGCAAAATCTTTAAACGATACAGGTAAAGCCATTTTAGAATAATTTTATATAATAACCTAATGAATAATGATTTGTAGTTGCGTTTATCGTAAATAAGCCGTTTTTAGCCGTTTTATATCCTAATCCAAGTCCTAAGCCTACTTTGTTATCAAATGCCCTTAAATCGCCTATAACACCCAAATAAACCTCTTTTTTAGGCTTTGGAGTAATAGTCTTGGTAACATAGATAGTTTTTTCGCTTATTTCAGCCTTAAAACTTCTGCCTTGTATCTTGTTTTGTGAGATTGTATCTTGGATGTATGCGTATCCTAAAGAGTCTATGCGTATAGTATCGGAATAAGATTTAACTGTCAAGTAATCCTTGACTATTGAAAGTGTATCAGTTTTATAAATAGTTGTTGTATCAATATTATAAATTGTGTCTAAAACTACAAAAGGGATAGATTTCCCTTTGATATACTTAGTAAAAGTTTTCTGTTGGTAAACTGTGTCGGTATCTATGATAACCGATGGTTGACCTATGTATGAAGATTTATCCTTAATGAAAAGAAATACTATAATAACCAAAATTGCTATTACAATATTCTTATACATTACTTAAATCTTTTAGTCGCTTTGATGTAATAACGGATTGCCATAATACCTGAAACAATAGCAACCAAACCCGCAATCATTGTAATCAATGGCTGCACTTGTGTTATGGTAAGTGATGCGGCAGTAATTGAAACTGCGGTATTCGCAAGGGCTTGGCTGCTATCTTGTACCATTAGTCTTCTGTTTGTGGTTCTTGTACTTGTGGTGGATTTTGTTCTTGTGCAATTTTACCCAAGAAGCCTAAAATTGGGTTAGCAAACTTTGCTGGAATCTCCATTAAATAAGTTTCTAACTCCTTGATTTGATCTGCTGAAAGTTGTATCATAGTTTTAATTTTATATACAAATATAGTTAAATATTCAATTTAATTAAGGATTTGTAAAAGGTAACGGAAGTACCACAATAGGTGGGTTAACTTGATTCTCTATTTGAGCATCTAAATTAAGGTCTAAAGCAGCAACATCTATTGAAGCATCCAACCAACCACAAACGATTTCATAGGTTAAGTCCTCGTAAGGGATAAAGTTAGTAACGTCATCCTTTGAGAATGATTGACTGCCGTAAACACTTGCAAAGTATTCTACTCCGTTAATTGTTTCTTTAGCGTTACGATTCCAATGTGCGACTACCACAAAGTCAGTTAAATCACCATCTTGTGGAACACAGTCTAATTGATTAATGTACCAATATTTCATATTATTTATTTTTCTATTTCTTGTTTATAGGTTTGGTTGTAGTATTCTTCTCCAAATTTAAAAGGAATTGCACTATTATAAGCTTTTATTATCTGTTCTTTTTCTACATTTAATTGACTTTCGCACATATCTATTACTTCAATAGGTATATTAAATTCTAATTGATATTCTTTTAATTCATCTAATAATTCTTGCATTGCTGTTTTCATAGTGTTTATTTTGATTCCAAAGCTACTATTTTATTCTTTAATTCGTCTATTTCTGCTTTAAGTTCTTGTATTGCTTTTACTAAAGTTGCGTAGATAGCATCTTTTTCAAGTCCTAAGTATTTTACATCATTACCAAACTCTTTAATAGCTTCTGGCATTGCTTGTTGAACCTCTTGTGCTATAAATCCAAATTGAACTCCTTGATTAATTTTATCATCTTTCCAATGATAGCTAACAGGTCTAAGTTTTAATATATTACTAAGACCCCAAGAAATATCATTAATATTTTCTTTTAATCTTTCATCCGATGGATTAGTATTAGTTAAAACACCTGCATTAGAATATATAGCACCAGTACCAAAACTATAAGAACCTACACCACCCGAACTATTAACATATAAATCTGGAGTTGTTCCACCTGCTGAAACTGCAAATTTATTTGAACCAGAACTTGTAAAACCAACCAATAATGCCCCCCCCGAAGTGATTCTCATTCGTTCGGTAGCACTACCATTTGTAAAGAATGTAATATTACCACCACCACTTACTCCACCTTCAGCAACAAGTGAAACGTTATTTGCACCTGCAACACCTGTCCATTGAGTTTCAGTTAATAAGAATCCTGAAGTTACTGAATTATAAAAAATATCAAATGCATTACTTCTTGTAACACCATTAACATCTAATTTTCTACTTGGACTTGTGATTCCGATTCCAACGTTACCGCTACCTAAGATAGTCATTTTTTGAGAACCGGAAGTAGCAAATACAATAGGATTATTTCCTGTATTCCATAATACAGTAGAATATGCAGTTACACCAAATTCAGTACCAGCACTATTTTCTCTACCAAAATAAAATACACCACCAGTATTTTGAAAATAACCATAAATTGGAGAAGTACCAGCAGAAGCAATATTTTGAAATACTGCACCACTTCCTGTAAATAAATAATCATTAGCAGTTACACTACTTGAGAATGTAGCAGCACCAGTAGCAGCTATTGTAAATAAATCACTTGTTTGATAACCGCCATTATAAAGAGAACCAAAACGCATTGTACTACCAGTTCCAGCATCATAGCTAACGCTAATTCTACCTAATGGACTTGTTGCATCTTTCCAAATTATTGATTTATTTCCACTTGGATTATTAAATCCAGTTTCTAAAACCAACATATCTAAAGCACTACCAGTAGGATTTGAAACCTTTAATTGTGTACTAAACGTAGCACTTGTACCACTTAAAGCACCAGTAAGCGTACCACCTGTTAAAGGTAGGTAAGCAGATAGGTTGCTTGTAAGGGCTAAAGTACCTGTTGCTGCAGGGAAGGTATAATTATAACCTGTTGCACTTTGGAAAATAAAACTTGCACCGCCAGTACCATTTCTTAAAGCAAAATTAATACCATTATCAGAACCCCACATAAGAGTATAAAATGCACGAGCACCAGCATTTGCATTTGATAAATAAAATCCATTTTGAACAAATTGCGCACCTGTTGTAGTAACATTTGCAGACAAAGTCATAGCTCCATTACTATTGATTGATAATGGCGTAGATGAATTATCATAAGCAAATATGTCAAAAGTATTTACACCAGAAGCGTAATTATTTCCTATTCTCCATTTATTTGTTCCAGCACTTTGTAATATTGTATAAGCACTATTTGTTCCAGTACCATTTATTATAGGATTATCAATAAATGTCTTACCACCTGTAAATGTTTGGCTTCCTTCTAAAAGTGCAATAGTTCCACTTATTGCTGGGAATGTGTAAGTATAAGTTGCTGGAGAACCAACAAAATCTAAATTAATAGCTTTTACTGAATTACCATCTGCTATTTTTAAAGACAAAGTTGAACCTGAACCTGTACCACTTTTTGCATATCCTTGTGAAATATAACCACTAACATTAGCTAAAGAAGCATCTGTTTTATAATTTATTCCAAAATCAAATGAATTTACATCTGTAAAAATATTTTCTGCTTCTAAAAGTGCTAAAGTACCAGATAGGTCTGGTAGAGTGTATGTTCTATTTGTATTGTTACTTAAAGAACCTAATTCAAATAAAGCAATTTTGCCATTAGAAGAACCTGCATCTGAAAAGAATATGTATTTTGTTCCATCTGCCGTTATAGAATTTGCACCTGTTAAAGTACTATATGGAGTTATTCCTTGTTTTAAATATAAATAACCGCCTTGTGTACCATTGCCTTGTGCATAAAAACTATTTGCAGTAACACCAGTAGCAGTTAAACTATATGCTCCTAAATTAACACTTGCAATTGCTCCTGTATAAGGAACTTTGTTATTAAATGTACTCCAATCAGTTGAGCTTAACTTACCTGTATTTGTAGCCGAAGCCACAGGTAGGTTAAAAGTATGTGTAGCCGTTGAACTTGATATGTTAAAGTCAGTTCCGCTTGTTCCTGTCGCTAAAAATTGTACTTGTCTTGTTAAGTTATTTAACGAAGTTAATCCCTTTGAAAATGTTGTAACTACTTGGCACAAATGATTATTCTCTGTATGTAAAGTTACTGTTCTACCATCTACGTTTACATAGATTCTAATCGCTATTCTATCTGTTACAGTCAATACGCTTTGAGCAACTGGTATAGCAAAGTAGTAAGGGTTAATTACAGTTCCTTGATTGATGTACTCTGGGACTCCAACGCTTGTACCTATTAAGGTAAAAGTTGTGCCGTCATATTTGTAAACCTCTGCATAAACAAAAGGATTACCTGTATTGTTATTTACACTAAAATAAAACTCACAATTAAAGTTACCAGCAGGTACTTCTAATAAAGCAGGGTCATTGGCATCCGTTAAATAACTCGCTATGTAACCATTAGTTGATGCCGTAATATCCGTTCCTGCACCGCTTATAGGTGTTTTACTTAATTGTCTATAAGCAACCCCTCCTATTGTACCTTGACTTACACTTGAATTTAGATAGTAACTAACCGAACTACCTCCACCTGTTGATGTTGGGAAATCCGCTAATGTACCATCCCCTCGTACATATTGAGAAGCAGCACCATCTAAAGCGGTTATAACACCATCATTAGCCACTACTGGACCTTGTATATCCCTAATCTTTGCTTCGCCTGTTACTTGTAATTGACTCATAATATTTTATTGAAATAATCCTCTAATATACTCCCCAGCTGCTAAAGGTCTACCAAAAGTAAGAACTCCTGTTGAACTTATAAACTTAACATCATCACCCGTTGGAGTTCCTGTTGTTAAAATGTTTTGTGCATCCACACCACCTCTTGAAACGTAAAGACAAGCATAACCTATCGTGTCCGCAAAAGTAATTGATGTTTCGCCACCACTTGCCGTGTAACCTTTTGTCTTAACAGGGTTTGAACCTACTATAATTACACCGCTTGGGTCAACCTCCGTTCCTGTTGTATTGTATGCACCTGTACCTTGTAGGCTAATATTGTAAGTAGCCACATCCTTTTGTGGTGCGTTTATTGCTAAACTTGATATATTACAAGTTCCGTTAATAATAGTCAAACCATCAACCCCGTTATCAACTACAAACTTAATCTCTATTGGCTCTCTTGCTAATTGCTTTTCTAACATAAACAAATATGAAAAGCCAGTCAAAGTAATCAATCCATCACAAGTTACACTCCAAATAGCTAAATTATTCTTAAATTCTCTAAACCAAGCACTTGATTGACTTGTTACCTCTTTTTGATCTACGTTCACACTAAACGTACAATTTGTACTACACGCAAAAGCGACATCAACCTCTGGGTCAACATCTGTTCTATGCCAATAAAGCATTACATTATTTCCTATTACTGCTGCCATATTACAAATTTACGCATTATTACTCTATATATTTAATACTTTCAGTTGAAGCATTATCTTGATCTGTAACCTCAATTATTTGATATGAATTAACTTCATCTATTCTTGGATTAATTGTTCCTCTATTCATCAAAAACTTTTTACCATTATAACTTAAAGCGTTAGAAGTAGAATCAGTTAAAGTATAAACTTTATCTAAATAGTTAAGTCCTTTTGTAGTTTTAAACTTACCCAATTCAGCTTCTAAAGTACCAAAGTTTCTATTTAATAAATTAGAAAATTGTCTTGCTATAAGCATTTGCAATAAAAGAAAAGTTTCAGTTCTTGGGTATCTATACCAATTTTTTAAAGGCGATGCCGTGCTATTATATAAAACTCCTAAATTATTTGTATTAATAAGACTAATGGCTAATCTTAAATAAACAAAAGAAGCATAAGCCTGTGAAGTAGTTTTGATATTTGTATTACCAGTTCCAACTTGCCTTGTTACCTCAATAGATTTAATTTCTTGAGTATTTTGTGTAATCTTAATATTTCTTAAAGTTGTAGTAAAATGATTTGTAGATGTATCACCAACAAAAAATTTAACTCTAATAAATCCACCCCAATTTTGACCAAAAGCAAAAGGTATTGCTGGGTAACTCATTTTAACATTAAGACTATAAGAAGCCCAAGGCACTCCTAAAAATGATTCAGGAACTTCTTCATATGTTACATATCGTTGTGATGTACCCCAAGTATTATTAGTTTCATTATAATAATAAGTTGTAGCACCAACAATACAAGCTATTTCAACCTTACCAGTAGCACTTATCATTTTATATTCAAATGAAAAAGTAAAACTTGGACCTATCATATAAGGTAAGTAATAAGTTGGTTGAAAAGGAGGTGTTGGTGTATTTTGTAAATATGCAGTATTTCCTCTACCACCTATTACAGTCAAAGTAATTTCATTAAATTCAGAATCTTGAACTATTGTAACAACATCACCAGAAATAGGAGAAGTTGTAGATTGATAATAATACCATCCATAAGGTAAATTAGTTAATAAACCTGAATTATATAATCCTTTAAGTGTTCCATTATGAATATAATTATTTGGATAACTAAAGTTATAATTATGCACCAATTTTGGATAACCTTTTCTAACTATTTTTGTTTGTTCATTATTTATAAAATGCACATTCCCATCTGCATAAGGAGCAATATTTACTGATTCATCTAATACTCCAGATGCACCTACTGAAACAGTAGGATATAAAAAATATTGAGTGTAATATCTTGTAGCTTGAGCCATTTCATTAATAGCTAATATTTGCCATTGTCCATCACTTTGAAATAATCTACAACCGAAAGAACTAACTATATTTTCTAACACCTCGTAATATGTCTTGCCTTGTAAATCTCTTATGTAAATATAACTTTGCGAAAAAGGTTCATCACCAGTTGCATCTGATCTATCAAACATTCCTTCTGCATAATATGAACAAGAAGTAATCATACTAATTGGCTCTGGGTAATCAATTATATTTATACATTGAGAAATTACATCTATAATTCTTGTTAGACTATTTATGCTAATATTATCTACATTGTTAAATTGACTATATTCTAATAAAGAAAGACCATCAATAGCAACAATATCAACTTGCACAAAACCAGTAGTAAAAGGCAAAGAAACGTAATCATTAAATAAGAATCCACACCATAAAAGAGTATCACCATTATAAAACTTAACAAAATACTTTCTATCGTCAAAACTTAATAAGGCAGGAAAAGTTATAGCTGAATCTGCTTCTGATATTATAAAAGAAACATTTAACTGCGAAGATACAATTGCAGGCAAAGGTTCATCTCCACTTGAATTAGATTGTAAATTAATACTAACTGCTTCATATGTCTTTATGGCACCTACATAATCTTTTTCAAGTATTTCTACTTTTAATAAAGTGTCATTTCTTAATAATTGAGTTATTGTATATTTTAATCCGTATGCCATTATGCTAAACTTATGTTTTGTCCTTTAAGTGCTGATGCTTGTTGTGTTCTACTAACTGCAACTAATAAATCTTGTCCTCTTAATACCGCTACTCCACCTCCAGAAGCAGCACCTACCATTCCTAAACCAGTACCTACTGCGTTGCCAATTTCACTTGTTCCACCTGATATAGCAGCCATAATTGCTCTAAACAATAACGCTTGTGCAACCATTTGCACTAACTGAATAACTATTTGTTTAAACGCTTGTTCTAAAGCCAATCCTATATCTTCACCCATTGCCATTGCTTGTATCACACTATTAAAAGCTGGAGCAAGAAGATTTGTTATTTCTTGTGTTTCAGCTAATTGCATATTATATAATGCTTGTGCCTTAGCTTGTTCGTTTATATCACGAGTTGCTTGAATAGCATTAAAACCACTTGTTCTACCACCTAAAGGTGCATTCCCTGTTGGATTTGTTATTGTAGGCGCAGCTCCTCTTTCCATTAATACAGGAGCATTCATTTCTGGAGTAATTGCTCTTGCTTGTTTACCTATTCTTTGTATGTTATCTCCTACCTCTTTAGTTGAATTTGCTAATTGATTTGCACCTTTATCTAATACATAAAATGGATTATCTAAAGCTAAAGTTATTGTATTAGCCAATTCAGTATTTAAACTAATAATTCCACTTCTTAAATCTAATGCTGCATTACGAGCATCTAAGTTAGCTTCTTTTGCTTTAGATATAGAACCAGCTTGAACAATAGATGCATCCGAATAACCATTAGACATTTTGGTAGTCATCTCTAAAACCTTATAATACTCTCTACCAGTTTCTAAAATCTTTTTATTTGCATCTGATAAAGCAATTGTTTTGTTAGCAATTTCATCAATATATCTTGATGTTATCGCTTGTGCAACCAACGCTTTTGTATATAGATCAACCGCTGCTCTTGCTTGGTCAACATTTGTGATTGTTGAAGCATACGCAGAATTTACTTTACTTAATTCGCTTTTAACCGCTTTTAATGCCTCCGCCCTTCTTTCATCACTTACACTTGCATTTTGCGTAATTGTCAAATATGCTTGTAATCTTATTCCTGTCTCACTTGCTTCGGCTCTTGCATCACTTAAACTTTGTGCAAATTTATCTTCTGCTTTTGTAGCTTCGTTTGTGCCATTTATAAAATCTGCTATTTTAGGACCAAATGCAACAATGATTGAAGAAACTGCACCCAAAGCTAAACCAATACCTGCTGGACCCATTAAGCCACTTGCCATTGCTTTTAAAGCACCACCTGCACCTCCAGCATCTTTACTTAATCTTTGGAATGATTCTAATAATGGATTCAAGTTATTCGCAATACCTATAAATCCGTAAGGAGCATCTTGCGCAACCCTTGATAAGTTTGTTAAAGCATTTGTAGCTTGATTGCTTGTACTTGGCAACGTTTTAAACGCAGTACCTAACTTTGTTGTTGCGGTTACTGTTTCTTGTATATTTTTAACCGCTTGTTGATTATCTGCGGTAATCGTAATTTTTAACGTTTCTTGTGCCATTTTATTATTTTACTCCATACAACTTTAATGTCCTTGCCAATTGTTCTTGTGTCAGTTTTGGCTTATCTTCCTCTTGTTCATCACTTGGTAAAGGGAAAAATGATTTTAAACTCTTTGGACTTTTATCGGTTGTATTAGCTTTATAAATTAAATAACTAATCATCCTTGTTC